ACAACTCTGTTATCGTTTTGTTGTAGTATTGTTGGTCCTGTTACTGTATCTGCCATGTTCCCTCCTTAATCAAGAACATGTGGGGCCGAAGCCCCACTAATTTATTAGTATACTGAGTATTCTAACTCCACTGTAAATCTTCCAGCGGTAATATCAGCATTAACTGCAGTTGTTGCAAAAGCGTATAAATTTTTACTTGCAATAGCTGCTGTAATATTTGGTGCAAACACATGATAGTTTCCTGCTGTGTTGTTAAAGTTAACGTCTACCTCTGTCACTGAATCTGTAGCAGAAATTCTTGGATTAAAAGATGCAACACCTGCACCAACTATTTCTGTTCCAGATGATACAGCTGTATTTGTAGCTGTGCCAGAAGTTGCACTTAATGAAAGTCCACCAACTAAGGTTTCACCTGCAGCAGTGGTTATACCAATTAATGCTTTATGTATAAAAAATTTGCTAGGTGTTACTAAGCCATCAGGTGCGTCTGTATTTAGTGCACCTAATTCTACTAGAACATCACCATCACCATATGCTGTTGATGCTGCATTTGTGCTAGCTAATGTACCCACAAATGATTGTATTTTTCTGGTTCCTAGTGAAATAAGTTGTCCTGTTGAGTTTACAGAGAAACCAGTTTCTGTAATCGCTCCTGTATCGCTAGCTTCATTAATTACATTAAATCCACCTTTTGATCTTATTGGACCACTGAATGTTGAGTTTGCCATTTTAAACCTCCTTGGTTATATAGACCTTGTTACATAGTCTCTATATCGTCTGCGTTAGCAGTCTACGTAACTATATTTAATATATACTTTTTTTGAAATATTTTGCAAGAAAGAATGGGGGATATACCCCCATTCCATTTTTATTTATTATGCGCCTGGTGAACCAAAGATACCTCTAGGATCAGAGAATCCAAATGAATATCTCTCTCTAGCTTTGTATCTTACGTTACCTGTATCAAAATCGCCTTCCATTGAAGTTTTGATTGGTGCACGAGTAAAATGCTTCAAACCATTTGGAGCATCAGTTTTTAAGAAGAATGCGTCTGTATCTGTCAAATAATGATTGATAACGTATCCGCCAGGGATCATTCCCATGTTGGCGATTGCATTAATGTCATTATCTGAAGTTGCGCTTCTTAACTGACTCTTCATTAATCTTTCAGCTACGAACTGAAGATTAACTGGAATGATCATCTTAGTCGCTTTAACAGCGATTTTAAGTCCACGATTGTCAATAAAACCAGCAATGTCAATTAATGCTTGTTCTAAAGATGTTTCGTTCAAGTCAGCTGATGTTGATAGTTCGTTGGCATAGTTGCCACCTGCCACTGTTAAGTGTGCAGTTGAACATAATTCAACACCGTCACCGCCAGTATATGAAGAGTTAAATGCTCTGTTAAGAACATTAGCACCCTTAATTTCTTTAGCGTTGGCCATTGAACGTGCTAGAGCTTTTGTGTATCTAGAACTTAGGCTATCGTAAAGGTTGTCCTCTACTGCTTCCTCAGTAATAGCAAATGCTAAAGCAATTGTTTCGTGTGAGTAACGACTAGTGAAAGCTTCTGTAGCATCGTCAAATTGTACGCTTGCTCCTTCAGCTTTAACCGGTGCACTACCGAAGCCAGAAAGTTCTACTTCTTCTTCAAACGCTCTGTCTGAAGTTTCTGTGTCAAAAATTTCTGACCACTCCTGCTCGTATCTTGCATATTCAAGACCAAACAATGCATTAAGACCAGGTTCTAACTCTTTTACGAGTTGACTTCTTGATATAGCCATTTATTAGTCCTTCCTATTAAATACCAGCAGTATTAGCATAATGAAGACCTTCGTTGATTCTAACAAGATAGTTCCCGTTAGCACTTGATGATTCATTGTTGTACTCATCAGTGTCAAGGTCAATTATTCTAAATTGAGCTGTTGCAGCAGTGATTGTACTAGAATCTAGTTCTTGTCCAGATCTTCCAGTTTTCACACTACCTGCGTGGGTTGATACTAAGTCAGCATTCGATCCTCTATTAGCAGGCCATGAGGCCCCAATATCGGTGCTGTCTTCTTGTGCCACGAAAATCACGTTTGGATTATCGATGACAAATGCTACTGCATCACTAGCTACTGTGTCAGCTGGCCAGTATTTTGAGTATGTCGGCTTACCTGTTGAGTCAGTGTAAAAACATCCGTTAAATACGCCAATTAAATTAGTTGCTGCTGCGGCACCAACGGTAACAGTACCGTCTGTGTGCAATTCAACTGCATCGCCAGTAAATATATTTGTGTTATATCCACTTGCTATGCCATAACTTGTTTGGCCGTTATTAAAAGGTGCTCCACCCAACATCTTTGCAGGTCTAAAACCGAATGGTGCGTCTTTGTTTGCCATGGTTATAAGTCCTCCTTAACCAGTTAGTTAAAAAGTGATAGGACTCATAACAAAAAATTAATTTTTGTCGTTGCCTCTACCACTACCAAAAGTAACCCTACTCTGCCTGTCGGCTGAAATAGGCATACTTCTATGCTGCTCTTTGAATAAATTGTTTTCTACAGATTCCTCTTGCGTCTTAGTTTGTTCTGCAAAATACTCAGATCTCTGTTCAACAATATCTTCAGGTATACGAGCAAGCAATAATCCACCAACTCCTATGACACCAGCATGCGATCCATTTTCAATTGTAGGTGCGTGAAAATCAGGAAACTCATCAGCACGAACTAGCTCGAATCCTTCTCGAAGTCTACCAGCCATATTCTTTCTGTCTTCGGTTCCTAATGTTTCAGCTCTTATCCACCTATGTTTAAATCCTGGAGGCGCAGGCGGCGCTTCTAAGCTTGACGGTGGGCGCCAAGGTTGTGCTCTCTTTGTTTTTTCACGAGTAGCATCAGTGCGTGAGGTCTTCTTGGTTGTTTTATCTTCCATTGCTATTACTCCTTCACGTATTTAGCGTATTCCTCCAGAGGTACTCCAAGTCTTTTGGCGATATGGACTTGGCTCGGAGATAGTCTAACTGTTTTGCGTCCTGATGTTGATTGCGTTGTAGAACGACCAGCAGAAGCTACGGGTTGGACGGGTCTCGTAGTTTCCGAACTATTTGCCCCAAACTTATGGGGAAACTCTTCTCTCATCCTTTTATCGACTGCGGCATAATACTCGTCAGAGTTTGGATTCATCTGCTTTTCTTCAACTAGGTTCTTGTGTATGCCGAAACTAGCGTAAGTCATTGCCTCGTCTTTACCAAACCATGGATTATTTTCAGCCCATGCTTCAGCTTTAGGATCTATTTTTTTAGGAGTATCTTGAGGAGGTGTTACATCCTCTTCTTGATCTTCCTTTTTATTTTCCTTAGCTTCTTTTGTAGCTAATAGACGCTCATTGTCAATAGATAACTTTGCTAATGCTTTATTAGCCTCAACTTGTGCTTGTGCATCATTTGCTTCAATTGCTCTCTGCAAATCAGTTTCAGCCTTTTTTGTCTCTATTTCAGTTCTAGCTGCAAACTCTTGTATATAAGATGCATCTAAACTATTTTTCTGAGCTTTTAATTTTTTATTTTCATCTGCAACACGTTTAGCATATTGAAAAGATGCTTGTTCTCTTCTTTCAGCTTCACGTAATTTACCTGTGAGTTTATTAATTCTAGTTTTGACTTTATCACTATAGTCTTCTAGTTCCTCACCTTCTGTTTCTTGAGTTACAACTTTTGGTTGTGTCTCATCTTTTGTTTCTGTTTTGCTCTCTTCCTGTAGGTTGACATCTATTGAGTCACCCTCAGTTGGAATGCTTACGACAGGTTCATCTTTTGCCGTGTTTAGTTGTTGTTCAGGCATGGCTCCTCCATGTTATTAATATAAATGCAAGATATCCTCTGGATTCTCGATTGTTGCTAATATTTCATCATCATTTAAAATACGTATCTCTCCACCTTCTATACTTAGTCTTGAGCCTGCGTATCTTCCAAAGATGACCCAGTCTTTCTCTTTACACCACGGACCTTCCGGGAATCTGTTTGAATCTTTGTATGCATCAGGTCCAACTGCTAAAACATATCCACATGTTGTGCTTACGGATTGCATTTCTACTGTTTGATCTGATAATATGACACCACCTTTTGTTTTACCTGTGCCTTTATAAGGTAAAATTACTATTCTCCAACCAGTGGGTTTAGGTAATCTATCTGCTAATTTTTTATTGATTTTTGCAACGTCAGGTTGTTCTTCCTGTTCTTTTTTTGCTGTGCCGAAATTAAGCACTTTATCTGGTATTGGTTTACTCAACTTGTATTCTCCTTTTTTGCAAGAACTCTTTATATTCTTGTTCTACATTATCTAATGATTTTAATTGACCCATTAGATACATGTAATTAGTATAGTCTGTTGCACCTCCTGTCAATACAACATCTTCTATTGTTCTTTTATTATTTTTAAGTATTTTGTTTAATTCTTCAATTAATTCTAATGGATCCATATACTATTTCTTTTTACTAATCATTCCTTTTATGCCAGGTACTGCCCTAACCCCTAGACTGACACTGCAAGCTAAATATAAGAGGTGGGTGTAATACTCTGGTAAATTTGAAAGAACCTCAAAGCCTTCTGCTATGTGTGGTCTTAATGGTCCTATAAACGAACAAATCGCAGGAATCATTAAGGCTAGTAAAACAAATTCGTCTTTCCAGCTGCCTTTCATTTGATCGACAGCACTTTGCTCCCACTTAATTTTACCTGTAGCTATGTCTTCGTTTTTCTTTTTTTCCGCTGCTATTTGAGCAATCTTAACTTCGCTTTTTAATTTTTTTGTCTCGACAAAACCTTTCACGGAGTCTGTTACGACTCCGAGAAGAGGCTTAGCTAATAGTTGCCACATTTAGATTGATCCTAAAATCATGATAACGACTCCACATATGATACCAGCTTTAATCCAGTCTTTCATATTCCAATCGTTCCACTCTTTAAGCCACTCTATTACATCCTTAATAAGTTTCATATTATCCTCCTATGTAATTGTTACTTTTTTACTGTAACCTTTATGACCTTTGGCAGCTACTGTTAATGGTTGTCCTGCTTTTGGTGTTGGTATTTCTTGAGGCATTTTTATAACTTCAATACCTTTTTCTACCTTTGGTGAACCACCAGCCATGTAGCCCATCATGCCACCACCCATCATTTTTTTGTTGGGATCCATCATGCCACCACCCATCATTTTTTTCGGACTTCCACCTTTTTTCATAAAGCCCATTTTTTTTGTAACATCTGGTCTTTTCTTTTTTAAAGCCATAAGACCAGGTTGTTTTTCTGCGTCTATCTTTTTCATTTTTATCTCCTTAATGTAAAGTGCGATTATGATCGCCAAAACTTTGTCTCATAACTTCTAGTAAAAGACTTGTAGCTATCTCTTCACCTAGTGCCTGAGTATATAGTATTTTTGATGCATTTAAAAATGCATTTGCAATAAAAATTGTATCTTCATCTGACTCTGAGTGCTCATCTGCAATTTTTGTGGCTTGTTTTATAACCTCTGCAGTTAATTTTGTTATTTTATTTGTATCCATTAGCAGTTCCATTTTCTTAAAGATTTATTAATTCTTGAGTTAGGATCATTTGCTGTTTTTTTACTTGTTAATTTTTTCTTCATGCCAGACATTCTAGCACAAAAAGACTTCCTTCTACTAGAGGCTTTTGAACCTGGTTTTAATTTAGAAGGCTTTGTTGTTACTGCTGTTTTAAGCTTAGAACCTGGATTAGCAGCTCTATAAGAAGCTACTCCTTTTTTGTTTAGGCCTCCTGATTTACTTTTGCCTTCTTTACGTTGCCATGCCGGAGTTTTTGCCATTATCTCATAGCTATACCATAACCACGTACAGCTAACCCTCCTGATGCTAATGTTGCTGCTCTGTTAGGTTTTTTATCTGACCTTCTACCACTAGCCTCAGCTTTATTTTTTCTAGCTACTGCAGTTTTCTTTTCACCTTTTGACATACTAGATGCTTTTGCTGATGGCACACACTTTGGATAATTTTTTCTTTTCTCTCCTCCAGATCTACCACATTTAGGATATGATCCATCTGATTTTTTATTGGCTATATCTACCCAATTTTCTTTAACCCACGATCTAAGTCCTTTTGCCATTTTTTTTCCTTATACTATTTTTACCACTTTTAAATATAGAAGCTACTTTATTTTTACCCATTACTTTTGCTCGTTGCTCCCCAACAGTAAGGATTTGAATTTTTCGTGCATATGGTTTTTTAACCTTTCGCACCTTTGTGACCGTTTTGCGTGCATCACTCGGAGTAGCAAACTTAATACCGACAGTGTCTTTAGGATTTTCATCTGTGTATAATCTTCTACCAGACCCTTTTGGTTTTTTACCTGTACCTAATTTAGGATCTTTAGCCATTATGCATATGCAGTAGATTTTCTTTTGGATTCCATAACTGCACCACAACCTCTAGCAACTCCACCGTTATTCATGTGTGAAACTTTTTTTCTAGATTGTGATAGTTTATTGCCATTTCCAATCATACCACCATCAGCTTTTTTGTTTTTCTTACCACCCGGTGTTACTTTACCTGAACAAACAGCACTTGCGTACATATTTGCATATGCGCTTGGATAAACATCGAATTTTCTCTTAGCTGCGGCTTTACCTTTTGGACATAGTTTTCCCATTATTTATCTCCTCTTTTTTTAGTGTTTCTGTCTTTATCTGCCTTGTCTAAGGCAACATTTGCACGTAATTGTGCAATATCTTCTTGACTTTCTATCTTTTCTTTAGCCAATTTGTCTGTTTGCATTAGTTTTTTCTCATCTAATGCTTGTTTTTCGCCCATTGCTTGTGCTTTTAACTCTAAATCGTCCCTTCTAAGGTCAATTTCTTGCTGTTTTAGGTCTACAAGTGGGTCAGAACTAGAAGTATCCATCATTTCTTGCTCTTCTGCAACCATTTGTTCAATTATTTCAGCAATTCTTATGGCAACACCACTTTCTGTGCGTTGTTCAAGCTGTAATTGTTGCTCTTGAGTCATTTGTCCACCTGTTTCTTGCATAATTTTAGTCATTTCAGGCTCCATTTCTTGTTGAACTATAGCTCTAGCCATAAATCCAACATGTTCTGTAATATGTGCTTGTAAAATAGTCATTGTAGCAGGATTTGTCTTAACTAATTCTGATGACATAAACGCTCTATGTGCTCTTATGTGTGCAGAATGATCTTGTTCTGGAAAAGGTATTGGTGGCATACCATTTAAAGTACCTGCATTTTCCATTGCAGGGTCTTGTGCTTGTGGCTCTGCTGGTTGTGGTATTAATTTTTCAATATTTTGTACACCAAGTGCTGAATACATTCTCATGTAAGCTTCTCTCATGTCATGCATTTCTGGACTTGCTTGTGCTAGTTGTAATTGTGTTTGAGCTAGTGTAACTCTCTGTGCCATAGAAAAAATGTTTGGATCTGATACAGGTATCACATCAATTCTATCGTCAAAGTCAGCTTGTTTTATAGTTTGTTCTCCACCTGATACTAAGTAAGGATAAGTAGGTGGTAAATAATCTGCAAATACTTTTGCTAATAAATTAAATTCTGTTTTTTGTGCGTAGTGTAATCTTTTATGTATGGCTGACATGACTTTCATGCCACGCTCTAGTATAGCCATAGTTGTTCCTACAGGTTGTTGTTGACTACCTGCATTCTCACCCATCATCATATCTGCAACACCAGCAAATCTTCTACCTGCATCTACTACAAAACCAAGTAATTGAAACAGAGTGCCACTTGGCTCTTTGTATGGTAATGGCATTAATGATTCACGAAGGTTACCACCTGGTGCATCGACATCACGCCATTCGCCAGGACTAATAGCTTCATCATCATCTCTAATTCTTAAACCTCTAGCTTTAAAACCTGCTGGTAGATTTGATAGTGTACCAGCATCAACTAATTGTCTAAGAGCTGCAGTAGCAGTTCTAGATAAACCACCTAACATATGTATTAAACCAAAACCATAAAATCCTAGGCCTGGCAAAAACTTAAAGTGTGTAAAGTATTCTTTCTTCTTTCTTATAGGATCACCTTGATTCCAGTTACGATATATTGATAACACTTCACCTGAGTCCTCATCAATCGTTACTATGTAAGGAACCATAATCCCTGTCTTTTGATTGTTTGCACCCATATCTTCAAAACCTGGTAAATCTAAATCTACATGCATTTCTAAAATATTGTGTTCATCTTCTGCAAAATTTACTTGCTCTACACCTGATAACTCATCTTGCTTATCTTTAATCTCATCGGTGTTAACACTGCCACCTGAAACATCTACATCTCTGTAAAATCCTGATACTTGATTTTTTCTCAGATCATTGTGTTTCATTTTTACGACATGTGTTATTCGGTTACAGGATTCTAAATCTGTAATAAAATATGGAACAACTAAATCTTCTGCAGGCACAAATTTAGATACAGCTCTTTCTAAATTAGAATCGTAGTAAACTTTTTTAAAAGCAGATCCTGCTAAAGGTAAATGAAATAGCATCTGATCTAATTCAGGATCAAACTCCTGCATCTCTGTAGTAATTTGATAATTCATAAAGCCTTTGACTCGTTCAGCTTGTTGTTCTGTTTCCATGGTTGGTGCGCCTAGTATTTCTGTTCTTACTGGTCCACCAGGTGGTAATAATTCTTTGTATGCTTGTGCTTGAAATTGTGTGACAGCTTCTGCTAATAAAGGATGGGTTACACCTGCTGCTCCTGCAAAAGGTTTTGATCTTTCTTCATATTTAAATCCTAACAGATCAAGTCCGTCCTTATAGGTTTTCTCCCAGTCTGATCTTGAATTTTTATCATCTTCAAAATTTTTTTGTAAATCAGATGATAATTTTTGTAATAAATCATCATCCATAAATTCAGCTAAGTTGGCAAAATAGTCACCCTCTGATTGTTTTTGATTTGGGTCGTAATCTAAAGTTACTCCACCATCTTCTTCTTGTATTACTTCTACTTCTTTAGTAGTGTTCTCTGGTTCACGTAATTGTATCTCTTCTCCTACACCTTCAACCTCTAAATTTTCATTTGGCGATATATCAATCGCTGTGTTTTGTATACGTTTTTCTACCATGCTTTAACTCCTATGGGAGATAGTAAATCATTCAATGAAACTATCGGTGTGTATAATATACTTTTTTTCACTAGACCACCATCCTTTTTATAAGCTTTATATGGAGTTAACATGTCAGGTGTCAACTCTATCATAAAAGTATCTACACCCGATCCTGCATGACCCATATCAACTTTACCTATCTCTACTTTAGAATTTTTCATATTAGCAATTTTATTTAAAGTTTCTTCTACATTACTTGTAAAGTGTTGCCCTGTATGATCATTTAAATTAGGACCACCATACTGCATATCATAAGCTACCATTTTACCACTCCTACTATCAGCGTCTGGTGGAACTTCAACACCTCTGCCACCCTGATAAGCTTTTACAGCTTTTGAAGGCACAACTGCGTAGTGACTTGGTGCACTCTGATTGACAACTAGGTTACCTGCATCATCAAAGCTAAATCTAGCTTTAGCAGCGTGATAAACATCATTTTTTATTATCGCATCAACCCAATCTTTCTGATCCTTAAATGGTATGTTTGGAAATAAATCAGTAGAATCTATACCATCAATAGTAGCATTGATTTCTGCTAAAGCTGCGTCTCTTTTAGTTGCAGCTTCACCTAACTCTTTAAAACTAGCTTTGGTAATATCATCCATTTCCATTTTACCGATTCTTTGAAATATAGCGTCAGCTTCAATTAATTCGTTTATAGATTTTTTTAATTCAGCAAAAGTAGCTGGCATTGGTCTAAACGTATTTTCTAGTCTACTGTACAAGCTATTTAACTCTTCACTATTACCAATAACATTAGGATTATTATTTATTATACTTCTTATTTCTGATTTTATTTGTGCTTTTAAGCTTGATGCTTTTTGTAAAAAGTCAGATTGAATTTCGTCAGCTATGTTTACTGTAATATTTCTATTGTTTAATTTAGCGATTCTATTACTACTTAAAGACCAACCTACAACATAGGGTTCTCCTGCTAGAGTATTATTTTGTGCGTTAAAATCAGGACTGGTATCAACACGTCTCATGTTACCGTGCCCTTCATATTGTCTTATCTCTTCAGGTAATGATCCAATGTCTCCACGTATATCTTTTGAATCTAACCACAATACTCTCTCTTTTCTACTACCGTCTATATAATTAGTTTGTCTTCCAGAATCACCGTATTTTAATGTTCCTGTAGAATCAGCATAAGATACTGATTGTAAATAATTAGTTGGAGATGTATCTACAAGTTCTTTTATTTCTTCGTAGGAAATTTTTTGATCGTTTGTAAATTGACCTGTGTCTCTATTAAAACCACCTTTTCTATTTAAATAAGATCTTACGTAAGAGTCGTATAGCTCACTTTCTTTTACGCCTTTGGATCTAAACCAATCGTGCCATCCTTTTGCTGACATGCTGACATTTTCTGATGTTACATTTGTTCCCTTAATATTTAGAGTCGGTTGGTTAATCACACTGTCTAGTTCAGAGTAAAACAATTTATTATTACCTGAGCCTATTATTGTTTGTGGTGTTACTGTTGGCACTAATGCTGTGCTTGGTTTAGTTGTTTTAGTTTTTTTTACTTTCACAGGAACATCTACCTCTTTAACTGTAAATGTCTTGCCTTCTAAATCTCCCAAACGTAATGCTTTTTGTTGTGCATCGTCTATGCTTTTTGATTGAAAAACTTTCTTACCAGTATCATCATATATGTCATATCGTTTCTCTAATAAGGGTGCTTCGGGTGCAGGTAATTCTAATTTAGTCTCAACTTTTTTTCCTACGTCTGGTGTACTACCTACTAAAAAATTTTTCGGTAAGGGTAATGCCTCTGCTTTTGGTATTAATATGTTACCAATTGCTGACGCTGCTTTTGATATAATAGATTGTTTTTCTTGTTCTGTCTCTACATCACCACCTTGTTCAAAAAAAGTAAAATCAACTGTGCCAGGTGCAACTTTACCTATGATACCAGCTAATGGCCCACGTCTTTTAGGTCCTGCTTTGCCAACAAATTTTGGGTCTTTTACTCCTAATTCACCATCTCTAATATGATCTGCCCAATATGTTTTAAGGTCATCTAAACTAGGTTCAATAGTTATAGGAGATCCAATTACTATGCCTGGTTTTGATTCTTTTGTTGATACTTTTTGGCCTTCTTCAAAACCCTCTATTATCTGTGTTACTGCATCGTCATCTACCCTATCGGGAAAATATGTTTTTAATACTTGTGCTGTTTCTAGGTCATTTATTTTATGATAAGAAGTTAAAAGTCTTTCTCCAAACTCTTGATTTAATCTTTGAAACTCCTCTACTACTTCATTTATAACTTTCATCGATTCAGGCGTATACTTACCATCTTTATCTTTTTTTAAAGTTTTTATTTTTTTTATTGACCTTCTTATTGTTGCATCTGCTGCTGCTTGTTGTCCTGTATTTAAACTTGAAAAATTTACCTTAATCATATCAGCAAAAGCACCCGCCCCTGCTAATTCTCTAGTGTAAGATCTTATCGGATAGCTGTGTGTTAAATCTGTTTTATAAATTGATATTAACGCTTTTTTAAAGTCTTTAGGATCATCATAATTTTTTCCTGTAGCTTTTGACAAAGCATCTTTGTACTTTTGTATAAAAGTTGCTTGAGCCTCGGTGGGATTAGGATTGAAAAAATATTCATCTATTTCGTTAGAAACCCATTTATTAAACTCATCACGAGTATTTAATTTTGCCTCATACTTTGCTAAATTTTGTGGCTCATTTAAATCAATATACATTCGTATTTCATCATCCACCATTTTCTGTCCTACATTGTAAGAATAATCTGAATACGCTTCAGTAATTTCTTTGTTAGTTGTCAGATTTGGATTTGCTTTTTTAAATTCTTCTTTAGTCATAGCTCCTGCATCTGCCAAAATAGAATCTATATCTTCTGGTTTATGCCTATAACTGTGTAAAAGTATATAATGATTGTCTCTGCTACGTGCTCTTTCTGAACTGTATATGCCGTTTTTTTCTAATTTCTGACCTAGTGTCTCTAAATTAGATTTTACAGATTTAGTGTTGTAAGTTCCTTTTTTAAAACCAGGTGTTTTAATATCCTCGTATCCAGAAAATCTATCAAATAGAAATTTATCTCCAATACTTTTTACAGATGTATTTTTCAACAATTCATCTATAAAAAATCCTACACCTTGATTTTTAAATTTAGATTTATTTGCAGCATAATAAGCTTCTATTTCTTGTAACTCCATATCTTTTTTGTTTACTTCAGCCGCTGCTTTTGTTCCAAGACCTTGAACACCTGTCCCTGCTACTTCACCAGGTGCGGCTTGTTTTAACATATAATCAGGTGGTAATGTTCCATCCTGCATCCTTTTATATATTTCAGCTAACAAATATTTATAATTTGCCATTCCATAATCTTTAGAAAAATTTGCTATTGCTTTGGGTGCTTGATTAGGATTTTCTGATAGGGCTTTGTTTACTTTAGCTTTAGTCTCTGCTGAACCTTTTCCAATTAAAGATTGATAGTAATCAGGTATTACAATAGATGTTACTTCTTCAGTAGCATCATCACCTGCGTCTACTAAAAATTTTTGTGCTAATTTAGCCTTACCTGCTTTTGCGGCTTTTATTGCTGCACGTAAAGGAACTGTAACAGGAGTTATTAATCCAAGTGTTGCAAGGTCAGCTGTATCGATAAGACCAATTAAATAATTATTTAAATCATCTCCTCTTAAATCACTAACTTTAACTTCACCGTTTGCTACCTTTCTATGTATCGCTGCAGTGTCATTAAAGAAAAATCCTCTAAACTGTTTGAATCTATCTCCTAATGTTAAAGGGTTAAAATTTGTATTCGCTCTAATTTCATCATATAATTTTTTTAATTCAGGTTGTCTTCGTTGTGGTATTAATTGATTAATTTTATCTATTCGATCTTGATAATCTTTAAGTGTTTGTTGATTTGATTCATCCCTCTCTCGAAGTGCAGTTCTATCTTTTTCTGAAATATCTGCTAAATTTAATAAACCTGTTGTAACTCCAGATTTTGCAGGAGCTGAGGTTACTATTTCAACAGCATCCTCAAATCCTTGTAAGAGAATATTATTTTTATTTTCTTGTTGTGAAGTTAGAAAAGAAGGTAATTGATTTACCCCTTCAGCTGCATTATCAAAAAAGGGTTTGAGTGAACTATCTTTGTTAGGTCTTGCCATTAGTAATATTCTTTTTGAATCTTGGGCGTTGGATCATCAACATAGTCATCCTTCAATCGTAAGAAGTTGCCCTGTCTAAAACGCATTACGGCCTGTGTCATGCTATCCACCAAGTCATCATGATCTCCATAGGGGAATGCTGCACATTCCTCGATTACATCCTCCGACCACCTTGTGTCGGGTGTCCATATCATACCACTTTCGAACAACGGTGCAACTGAATTTACACGTACATGTTTATCTTGTCCTTTGCTCGGAGTAAAATTTACGACAGGGACTCCTATCTGTCTAAGCTCATGAGTTAGGGGTAACCCTGATGCTTTAGCTTCTACGATGACCGTTTCGGGTTCCCAGTATTTATATTCTTTGTACGCTACCTTTTTTAATTCAGGAAAGTCCCACCGACCACGTTTCGCATCCATCAATATCAAATGAGGTACATTGTTTGCTTTGGGATAGAACACACCCCATGTGGTAATAGCAGAGTAGTCCGCTGTCTCTCGTTTACTAAACGCAGTATCATAACTTTGAATAATGTGATGTAAGTCAGGTATATCCTTTTCTTCCCACACTTGCCACCACTCTCGTTTGATAATACTACCCTCTTGTGATACTGGTGATTGTTGCCATTGAGCATTCCACTTAGACGCTGACAAGGACGCTTTGACTGATTCTAATTCATCGATAGTCCAGAATCCTGGCCAAACAGGTTTATTACTAGGCATAATAGCAGGAAACTCTACTACCTCCCATTGATCTGCTTTTAGTTCAGATTGTTTCTTCATCAGCTTTCCTGT